CGTGACTATTTACTAGATTAAATCTATAACTATTACCACCCAAGTCTTCAAAACCAAGTAAACTATGACTTGCAGCAGTGTTGTAAATCCAAGAGGACCATCGTAAATTCTTTTGTTCTATCCCTAAAGTTTTTACATTTATATCACTATTGGTTTGTTGATTTGATGCATTACCTACAAATTTATTCAATACACCAAGGACATTTACCCTAACAAGTTTAGTAAGATCACCATCCTCATATGAGTACGCTTCTAATCCAGATCTGACAGTTGATCCTATACCACAAGGAGAGGTTAATGCAGGTATGCCTAAAAATTGTGTGAGATTCTTACTATTATAATCAAAAGTTCTATCCTCAAATTTTATTGTTCCTGTAGATCCAAACCCTACAGTTGAGTCAACGTTTAGTATTGTTGCCCCTACACCAGAAGTTTTTGTTATAAATGTTTTACCTATTTGCTGAAATTTCCCAACAAGACTACTTTGGTCTATTCCGACTTTAAAAAATTTCTTACCATCTATAGTAGCACGTTCTACATTGAATATTGAACCACTTGTTTCTAATGGTGTGGTATCTTGAATTAAACTTTGACCCTCTATTTTTTCAGGATCTCCCTCAAGTGGTTCACATATCAAGACATCATTGACAATATAATCTGCGTTTGATGGTTTTATTAAGAATTTTGATGGTTGAACCATCTCAACTTTCTCATCATATAACGCTCCAAAAAGAATCTTAAATGCTTCTTCTGTTCCCTTTGACTTATAAAAATCTTTTGCTTGTCTTATAAAATTAGATTGATCTACATTTGTATTGATATTTCTTTCAGCAAAACCTGGTAAAACTTGTTTCTTAAGTTTCTTTAGAAATGTGTTTAGAAATACATTGCTCAGATTGGTAACTCTAGCATCCTCTTTATGTGTGCTTACACCCGTTTGCGTAAATGTTAGAAATTCAGGTTCATTAGTTTTTGAATTATTTTCAATACCACTAAAACCACGAGTGCATCCTAAGAAAGCAGTTGTTCCTATACCCGTATATGTTACTATTTCATTATCTACTTTGAATAGTCCGTATTGTCTAGGCCATCCTTTAGTAGAGTCTACATATATTATATCCTGACTTGCATCAGTAAAACTAGCAATTGATGTAAAACCTATTAGGTTTTCATTATTCAAAAAATCTAGTTTTTTGTAATCTGATAAATTATCAGCAATGTCTATTGACCCACCTTGGAATTCCTGAGAAATATAATATTGTTTTAGAAATTCAGAAAATAAAGGATTTTCAACGTCAATATATTGAGGTATTTGACCCTGAATTACTTCACTGATCTTTACTTTAGTGATGGATGTTTGTATCATTTATCGAGTTCTCTTACCGATTTGGTAACTAGATTGTGGATTGAATCTGGATCCTGAAGTGTCTGCACCAGACGCTATAGAATCTTTTCTCATAAAGAAATTACTCTTTGATACTTCAAATTGTAAATACAATTCATTTCTTGCTAAGATATCATTAGAGTTTGGAGTTGCTTCAACTTCTATGATATTGTTCGTAAGCACAGTAGACGTTACGTTCACAGTATCTATAATCAATTCACCCTTCTTATATTCAACTGTCCCAAAATTATTTGAAAGAACTTTTATAGAGTTGTCGGTTAGTATTTGGAATAGTATAAGTTTACCGTTCTCACTATCAATCTTTTGGTCAGTGAAGAAACAAGTTCCTGAAACTCCAGAAACATTAAATCCAGTTGATTTTATATTGAAACTATCTTCATTACAGTAGAACGCATTCAAGAAGCACAACTCATATTGAGTAAATTGATTGATTGCGGCAATCAAATTTCTTCTAATTCTAACAGTGGTAATATTAGATGTTATAGAACTATCTACATTGTCAATGAGAGATAAAACTTTACTGTATTTGAATCTTCCACCGAATTGATTTAGTTCTTTACCTGTAGCAAAAGATGTGAGTGCATCTACCACAGTAGTTTTTAGATTTTCTTCATTGCCAGCAAAATTTGGGTTATAGTAAATGTAACTATCAATTTCTACAAATAAAAACTTAAGGTCAACAAACGTTGGAACTATCCCTGCAACTGAATAATTTTTTAGTGATGACAATATATCTTTTTTAGTAAAGTCAGATAAGAAAGAACCATTCTTAGGTTTAGCAGATATAAAAACTTTTCCGAATTGTGGTGGATCTAATTCTTCTCCACCGTATGCACTCACAGATTCTATATTTGAATAAATTGAGGGGATGATTGCTTCGTAGTCTGAAGCAGTTACTGCTCTATGCTGAGAGGAATAAACTCTAGGAGCATAGTATCTTACACTATCAAGATTTTCTATATCATCTCCATTTTCTGAAGGGAACTGTGCATTCAAAGTAGCACTAAACCCATCTAAAGTTGCACCATCTTCATCACTTAGAACACCTGCAAATTTGAAACCTGCTACACCATTACCATCCTTTCCACTTGTTTTTATGTAACTAACATTAACTATATTTCCAGACTCTAATTTCTCACCAAACACTCCATCACCAAACAATAACTCGTATCTCTCATCAGTTGTTTCTTGTATTAGAAATATGTTAGATGTTGATGTGATTCCTATAATATTTTCTACTAAATTGTACGTCTTACTAGTGCTACTACCAGAACTCTCAAACACGTTTACTCTAATCGTAGAAGTGTCTATATCAGAATTAGGTATAACAAATCTTTGATTTGGTTGCGAGTTATCAATTACAAATGTGCTTTCTAAATATTGACCTTGACAAATATCTAATGTTCCTCTTGATACTCCACTGGTGACTGTACCAGTCACATCTTCAGGTAAAGAGAAGATGAAATTTGCATTTGATACTGATCCATTTGCCACCACACCTGATTCAAAAACAATTTTTGATGTTGATGTTGATATTCCAGTTATAAAGTAATCTACTTTAGTTTTGGCAGCAGTTTTTGATCTAGGTACGTAACCAATATTACGTGCTAATGATACAACATTTTCTCTAAGTGTCGCAGAGTCAATGAAAGTCTCATTCACCACCATGTTGGTGTTGTATGCCGTAATATAAGAATTATAAGCAAGAGTGTTTATTAGAATTGAGAGATTAGAACCCTCAAAATCCATATCTGAGAAATTAGAATTTTCTCTCAAATAATCTTTTAGTGAAGATTTTATATCTTCAAAATTTAGATTGGTAAATTGTTGAAGTGCCATTATAGCCTAGTTGGTTCTAATACAAATTGTAAGGTTTGACTCGGTGCGGATAAACCAACGAGATCATAAGATATCTTGATGTCTAAAGCATTATTATCAGGTTCTGAAAAAACATCAATATCAGTTAATTGAACTCTTGGTTCGTTATTCAATATTGTAGTTTCTATCTCAGATTTTATAGGATCAACGAAATCATCATTTGCAAATTCAAATAAAGCACCAGTAATTCTAGTGCCTATCAGTTCGTTAAAAAAAACTTCACCTAATTGTATCCTTATCAAATTTTGGACAGAACGCTTTATTGCATCCTCATTTTTCAATGCAAGTATATCATTTGTTACTGGATGACGTTTGAAAGACAATGATATGTCTTTGAAACCTTGCGAAAAACGTTGGACAGGCACTAGAACGTTTACAATCTCGGTATATTTATCTATTTAGAGGCAAAAAAAGACCTCCTCTGTTGAGAAGGTCTTTATTGGATGCTCCGTCGCCTGATAGTCAGTCGGAATCCTGGTCGTCGGTTCCCAGGTATTTAATTTCTATTTCGTCGGGATGAGGGTAACCTGAGTGATAAAACTCATCGGCAAGAGCTTGAGTTATGTCAAGCATTTCCTCTTCATCAACGGAAGAGAATTCTTTTACTCCCTCAACGTATATATCATACTTTTCCATATACCGTAAACATTCTTTACAGGTATCTATATAATTCTTGTTTTCTCGTGACCTACACGACATTGTGGATCACACCATATTTCATATCCTGCCTTTATAGCATCTAAACAGAATGACACATCCTCTCCGCACATGTCTTGAACTTCACCAGAATCAAACACCTGCATCTGAGGTGCAAACCAAGGATAAGTCATTTCTTTATTTTCAAAGACACCATGTTTGATTAGTAACCAACCAAAACCAGTATAATCAACAGTAAACGGTTTTCTACGTTTTTGAAT